TCTATCTGTGCTGTTGTCATTCTCCGAACACCTCAATCATACTTGCTGAAACAGTTCTGTATTCTGGTGTTGTCATTTCTACATCATAACTTTGTAAGTAAAACTTACCTGCGTTCTTCAACAAATAGTTATCAGAAATCGAAATTGCTTCCGCTGTGTCAAAATTGCCTTCATAAAAAGAAATCAACCAGTCTGCTTCAGCTTGTGTCAAATGTTCGTGGACAACTGAGATTGTCCTACGACCAGCATATGGACCCCACGGTGTTCTTTGAATATAACCATCTCCGAACTCTACTGTTCTGTGTCTAGGTTGCGAACTGAAACTTGACTTTACAGATAGTTTACTTTGATACGGTAACGTTACGCTCATCTTACTAGCCCTCCAAATCCTGTGTTCTGTCTAAGAACTGTGTAAGCAACTTGTGTTGCAACACCTTTGATGTAGCCTTCCATCTGTGACTGTTCAAACTGTCCTGAACCGCTACCTGCATTTACACCTGAGATATTGAAGTTAACATTTGAGTTTGCTGTTGCTGAACCAAAGTTACCTTGAATTGGATCAAATGCTTTACGACTTTCTGTTACACCTTTTTCGATTGGATTAACCATCTTAGTTGGTAGTTTGTCCATTGTCTTGCCTACGTCAGTTACTAAGTCTGGGATAATAGAGTTACCTACAACTGCATCGTATAAACTCCAAAACTTACTTTTAGCACCTTCAACAAAATCGCCAACTGGTCCCAAGATTGATGTAAGTTTGCCGCCCATCCAAGACTTAACTCCGTCAACTAAGTCTGGGATAACTGAGTTACCAACTACATAATCATAGAGATCAAAGAACTTGCCTTTAGCACCTTCTGCGAAGTTACCAATACTTTCGCCTGCTGAACTCATACCACCTGTAACTGTATCTTTAACACCTGCACCAAACTCTTTGATTTTAGTTAGACCTGCACCAATCTTATCAATCATTAATGTGATACTGTCAATAACTGTAGTCACTGTGTTAACGATTGCGTTAAAAGCAGGAATGACATATGTTTCAATAGCATCGCCTAGACCTGTAAACAAGTCTTTTGCTAATGGTATTGCTGTTTCGATTAGTGGTCCTAATGCTTCTGCTACTTTAACTAAGAAGTCAAACATAACTCTTAGTGCTGGACCGACAATATCTCTAAGAACTACACCGATAACATCAAAGATAGGTTGTGCTTCTTCTAAGATACCCATCAAACCAACAAAGCCATCAAATGCCATTTCAACTGCTTTGCCTAGTTTGTCACCTAAAGAAAATGCTAAGTCTTCGTTTTCTTTAATGAAACTTGTAAATTTAACAGTGATGTTGTTGATAGCATCTGTAAGACCACCTTCGCCTACTTTAATTAGTAGACCTTGAATAGTATCACCTAGTGTTGATAGACGACCATTAAGCGTTTCAGATGCACGTTCCATACCACCTGAGAAACGTTCTTGGAAACCTTCTGTAAGAGCATCACGTGCGGCTGCCGCACCCTCCGCAGTCTTACCGAACTTAGACATTTCTCCACGAGTCTTGCCAAGTTTTTCCATTAAGATATCATAAACTGGGATACCTCTATCTTGTAGTCTATCTAAGTCTTCTAGTCCCAAACCACCTTGAACTGTTCTTGAATACAAGTCTGTTACAGCCGCAAGTGCGCCAACTTTATCACTAGACACAGCCGCCGCATCGCCCAATGTCCCAAGTAGTTCCATTGGTTCAAGACCTGCGTTTTGTAGTTTGATGAAAGATTCTGCTACATTATCAACCTTAAATGGTGTAGATTCTGTAAACTCACGAATACTTGCAAACGCTGAGTCTGCATTAGCCGCTGAACCTGTAACTGTTTCTAGAGCAACTTTTAAGTCTTCTGCGTTACCACTTGCGTCTAAAACTGCTTTACCAAAAGCACCAATACCGCCTACTGTGATAGCACCTGCAAGTAGACCCTTAAACTTACTAAATGAACCTGATGTTCGTTTAATACTTTTATCAACTTTGTCGAACTCTTTGTCTACGCTGCCTACTTTTTTTCTGATTGGAGCAAGTTGTTTATCTATTCTTGACAATGCTCTACTTGCGTTATCTATTGCCTTAATTTCAATTTGAATGCTAGTATCTGCCATTCTTCTTACTCCGTTTCTTCATTTCCGCTTCTTTTATTTTAAAGTATTCGGACCAACCTATGAACTCCGACACTGACATTTCATTAACTTCTGCTACTGTCTTATGTAGTGCTTCCGCTAACTGAAACCTAAAATATAAATCAGTGTCGGTCTTTAGTTTTTTGCAATTTCATCCTGCGATGGTTCGCTGTTCATAATGTCTGTAGCAACACGAATAACGATTTCTGGATCAACCGAATTCATTAACTCAAACATATCTACTTGTTTGAATAAACGATTGCCTTCTTCGTCTAACGCTCTTAGAACTAAAACAGTAGCAAGTGATTCCATAATCTGTCCAGATTGATGTAATTTTACTACTGCCTCAGTTTCCTTGAGTGTTGCTGTTGGTCGGAAATAAACAGTTGTGTTCCATTCTGGAACTTCTGTCTTTTCTAACCCGCCTGATATTTTACTTTTAAAATGCTTTTGTGCATTTAACATTACACTCATGATTTACCTCTTAGTTTGTTTCGTCAAGATCGCCGAGTAGGTTTGTCTTTGTATACCCTGTCGAGTCATTTGTTTGGAAGTCGAATGATGCTGTCACGATAGCATCTGGTGTGATTTCCATTGATGAGTTTGTGATAATCACCTGACCGGAGATTGAACCAGCAACCGCCCCACCACTGTTTAGTTCTAGCACGATTCCTACTGTAGAGCCAACTTCAAACGACATATGTTGTGCGTTTGATGGGTCTAGGTTACAATCAATTGTTCCTGAGATTTGACGTAATCCAGGAATGTATGTGCGACCATTAGCACCATTTACTGTTGTTGCTAGTGATGTTGTTTCTAGCATATCTGCTTCTTCTGAAATTGAGAACGATGTTACGTTTGCCACTGCTGTGCCACCAACTTTTACAACACCGTTTTGACCTTTTAAAACTGCCATTTGTTTGTCTCCATTATTTGTCTAAGTCACCTGATTGGTGATAATATTCCACACGCACAACCATTTGTATCGCGCCCAAAGGAAACAACACGCCTTCATCGGTGTTGATTTCCGTTACATTTGTATCTATCGAATAACCACCTCTGGTTAAATCAACATACAATGCTGTTTCGATTTCATCTGTTAGTTTGTTTCTTGCTGTATCAAGATACTTACCTTTAACGAAACCAGTAAGCACATACTCAATTGTGCCTAATCTGTTTTGATCAAGTGAGATTGTTTCATCTGTTTTTAACTCACTTCCTGTTTGAATTAAGATTGCTGGAAACTGAGCATCACTCAGTTCATCAATCTCAAAGATTTCACGACTTACGAACTTAACACTTTTGATTGAACGTAGTGTAGACACTAGGTCTTTTGCTATGTTCTCTCTGTAACTTGTTTTACTCATAAGTCTCTCCTTAGCTGTCTAGCAAATGCTTCTGCTACAAACTTTTTCTCTTGTGGTCTTACACCAAAAAATGGTCTTGTTTTTTGATTTAGTTTTGCTTTCTTCTGTTCTTCATTTCGTTTGAAGGAGACTAACACTTTAGTTGTGCTAACCTTTTCAACGTCCATGTTAGAAAGCATACGACCACTAAAATTCAAGTCAGGTGTCAGTCCTCTCCCTTTGTCTCTACGATACCCTTCGTAATCACGTGAATATCGTTTGAAACTTCCACTCAAACCGACACCTCGACTTGTTCTGTCGAGAATAAGTTCTCTAACTTTGTTTCCACTACTATTTAGAGCTTTTGGGATTGAACGATTCATTTTACTTTTAAAAGATGCAATGAAACGTCTAAAATTTTTATCGTTTATAGAAATGCCCATTAACGAACTAACCTACGTGTGTGGAATGGTTGCTTTTCAATATCTTCAACTGTGCCATCATCATCATAATCATAACGAACACCATCTTGTAGGATGTTGTTGAATTCTTCATTGTATTTCTTACGATAGTGCATCATCATAACTTGAAACTTGTCTTCATCACCATCTGCATTCCACTTCGTTAGTTGTGGTAGTGCATACTCTGCTAAGATAAGATAAACAGCACAACGTGTAAATTGTGTTTCGTCAAGTTTAGTGTCGTTCATTTCTAAAGCATAATTTGTTCTAACTGAACCCAATTCTACTTTAAAGTTCTTGCCACGAACCCACCATTCTGATCTTAATCTGCGTAAGATATCTTCACGTGCTTTTGTGTGATATGAATCAAAATCATCGATACCATATTCTAGAATATCTGGTTGATACTCAATTAAATTGTCGTCTGTTGACATTACCATGTGCGTTCTCCAAATAGCAGAAAAGAGAGGGAATAATTCCCCTCTCTAATATTTCAGAAATTAGATTGCGTTATTTGTGTAAATTTTAACGCCGTTTTCTGGTTTTACTGCTGAGAAGCCCCAAACTGCTGAACCTACGATTTCTGTCGCACGTTTCGATGCATCACGTTCTGTTTCTAGACGAACATCACGTTTCATTGCGCCGCCCATTGCGTCAAGTGCAAATACACCACCAACTGTTGCTAGTGTTGATTCAAAGATTGTGATACCCGCTACTGAACCAACTAGACCTGTTGACAATGCTGAGTTACCAACATTTGACAATGCACCTAGTTCTGTAGCACCTGCGTTAGCAAGTTGTTTCTTCAAGTTGTAAACTGCTCGTGGGTGGAATACAGCAACCATATTACCGCCTGCTAGATTTGA